TGAATCCAGTAGTTCAGAGGAATCCAATGCTGAGGCTTCAGGAGAGTCTGCCGAGATGGTGTGTACCCCTGAAGCCGTTGATGCGGAGGATATCTCTGATGTCGCCAGCCTTGATGACATCGACGACGAGATCGAGGTAATTCGGAATCTCCGTCGTGAGGCGTGTGGGCTCGTGGAACTGGAAAGTGGTTTGGCTGAGCTCACAGCCGTCGATGCTTCAGGTAGCACTAACCGAGGCTGGTGGAGGAACTTCAACTTCTGGCCAGTGGTTACTGCTACCGCAAGGTTAGCTGTGGCTATACCGTCAGCGGGTTTTATCGCGCATATTGCATTACGCGAAACATCCGTGGTGAGGTCAAGTGGTGTGAAGGGTGTGCTTATGGAGGCAGGGCGATTGGTTACCGCGCTTGCACCAGCAGCCTATGTGGGACACTTGATCTCGCGTTTCCCCCCTCTTAGGGCGTTCAAGGGCTTTCCCAATGCCGCCAAGGCCATTACTGTCTTGGCAGGCGAGGCCGCGGTTGACCGTGACTTGCTGTGTCATTTAATGAACTCGGCAATGTTTACGGAGCGTACCCGGTTTACTGCTCGCGATCTCAAATTCACCGCTAATCAGTGGATTCGTGAGAATCGTAAGTCCTGGACACCCATTATGGCCTTTGGTCAAATGTCGCGGGCAATTCCAACAGCTATGACTGCTGGATTTGCCGAGGAGGCAATGTTTGATTATTGGGCTGCACCAGACAATGCTGGTGTGGTGGGGAGACTCCGTGCGTATGCGGCATCCGGCAGTGTGGCCGGTACCGCAACGCATTGACGAGGCCCTGTTTCGGTGCCCGCGCTCTGCGCTCATCCTAAAGAGTTGAAAGAGATGGATGAGGGCTGCGGCATAGATTGCGGGTCGACCGAACAGGGTGACCAACACACACGACGCTGGGTGCGACTGGCGCGTGTGGAAACCCGGGGAACTTTTCTCCCCTTCGCACATCACGACTGCTCATGCAACCAAATTGTTGCACTAAGGAATCGGGTCCTAGGAGCAGTTCCACAGCCCAGTAGGGAAGGGCTGTTAAAACTCCGCAAACAAGCCCGTAGGCTTGGGCATCTATTGCCGCGTGTTGTCCAGGATGACTGGTACGTGATGCCCAACATGTACGCTGGTGGTAAACGCCAGAGGTACATGATGGCGACTGATCGCGTCCTCTCACGGGGATTAACTCAGAAAGATGCTCAAGTCAAAATGTTTGTGAAGTTCGAAAAACTCTCGCCTGCTAAGGTCAACCCTGACCCACGGGCGATTCAGTTTCGCGATGCCAAGTACTGCGTGGCACTCGCAAGGTACCTCAAACCTTGTGAGCATCCATTGTACCAAATGAAAGGCGATGGTCGTTATTTCCCGGCCAGTCGCTTCATCGGTAAGGGCTTAAGTCAAGCTGGGCGAGCAGAGTTGCTTGTTCAGAAGATGAGGGCCTTCAGTGCGCCGTGTGTAGTGTCTTTGGATGCCTCACGATTCGAC